TGGTCGAGCAGCGGATCAGAGAGGGTACTGCCACTTCTCAGGAGGTCACGCACTTCCTGAAGCTCGGTTCCTCGCGAGAGCATCTCGAGCAAGAGCGTCTGCGCCATGAAGTCGAACTCATGGAGGTCAAGCGCGAAGCCATGCAGGCTGCCACCCGCATGGAAGAGACGTACAAGAACGCCCTGGACGCCATGCGGCGTTATTCTGGGCACGACTCGGCGGATACACCGTGATACGAACGTATTCTGAGCTCAGGCGACTGGATACGCACGAGGATCGATTCGAATACCTTGCTCTTCGAGGTGAAGTTGGCCAGAAAACGTTCGGATACGACCGATGGATGAACCAGGAGTTTTATTCGTCGCGTCAGTGGAAGCAACTGCGCCATAAAATCATTCTTCGTGACAACGGATGCGACATGGGCGTCGAAGGTTTCGATATCCATGACTCGATTTACATCCATCACATGAATCCGATGGGCGTCAACGATATTGCCGAGGACAACCCGGCGATTCTCGACCCCGAGTTCCTTATCGCAGTCACTCTGCGAACACATAACGCCATTCACTACGGAGATAAGCGGCTTCTCGCTCAGCCACTCGTCGAACGCAGGCCTGGCGACACGAAGCTTTGGTGAAAGGACATCATGCCGCTCCCGTACGACAAGCCCATCGCCGACTTCATCGCCGGCCTCAACGCCACCGGCCACGTCGGGCACTCGGGCTACCCCACGCATCAGAAGTTCCACAAGACCTCGGTCACGATCCACCACAACGGCGGCAACCTGACCCTCGCCGGCTGCCTCAGCGTCTGGACGACCCGTCCCGCTTCGGCCCACTTCCAGGTCGACGCTCGCGGCAACATCGGCCAGTACGTCGAGGTCGACGAGTACGCCTGGGCCGTCGGCGATGTCACCGGCAACGAGTCCTCGATCTCCATCGAGACCGCCGACGATGTCCTCAACCCCTGGCACACCGCCGACGTCACGTGGAAGGAGGCCGCGCGTCTCGCCGGCTACCTGCACGCTCACGTCCTCGGCTTCCGCCCGACCGACCAGTCCATTCTGCCGCACCGTCACTGGTCGGCGACCGACTGCCCGGGTCCCTACATCCTCTCGATCTTCCCCCAGATCATCACCGAGGCTCAGACCTGGTACGACCACTTCAAGTCCGGCTCGACTCCCCCCTCGCCCACACCCACTCCCCCTCGTCTCACCCTGCAGCAGGTGGCCCAGCAGGTCATCGCCGGCAAGTGGGGTAACGGCCCGGACCGTGTCGCGAAGCTGAAGGCCGCCGGCTACGACCCGGTCGCCGTCCAGAACGAGGTGAACAAGGAGCTCGGTCACACCGCCGGCCAGAAGGACATCGTCACCCTGGCTCGCGAGGTCATCGCCGGCAAGTGGGGCAACGGACAGGCCCGCTTCGACGCTCTTACCAAGGCCGGCTACAACCCGGTCACCGTCCAGGCCGAGGTCAACCGCCTCCTGGCCTAAAACCTGAAAGGAGGTGTTCCACGTGAGCAACATCCTCGACGACATCAAGAAAACTCTCAGTCTCGCCCCGGACTACACAGCGTTCGATCAAGAGATCATCATCTTCATCAACACCGCGCTGTCCACGCTGAACCAGATCGGCGTTGGGCCGGACGCAGGCCTCATGATCGCGGACAACACGACCACGTGGGACGCCTTCATCGGGTCTGACGCCAACTACAACAACGTCAAGAGCTACATCTACCTCCGGGCTCGGATGCTCTTCGACCCACCCAACAACTCGTTCGTCATCGACGCAATGACGAAGCAGATCGAGGAACTCGAGTGGCGACTCAACGTCAAGCGGGAAGGAGTGTCATGGACGGATCCGTCAACGTTGACGATCGATCCGGCAACGGGTCAACCGCTACCGCCAGCGCCGTCGGACGAGACCTGCTGGTGGGAGTCCTAGAGCATCACGGCATCAAGGGCATGAAGTGGGGCGTCCGAAAGGCGTCCGAACACCCCGTGTCCGAGGATCACGTCAATGCCGAAGCTGCGAAGGCCCACGCCAAGAAGAACGGTGGCATCGCCGCGCTCTCCAACAAGGAACTCCAGGACGTCATCACCCGGAAGAACTTGGAGAAGCAGTACAACGAGCTCAACGGCGCCGGCAACAAGTTCGACAAGGGCCACAAGCACATCATGCGCGTCCTCAAGGGGGTCAAGACCGGCATCGACACCATCAACACCGTAGAGTCCGCCGGTAAGGCCATCAAGAAGGGCATCGGTGTCGCCAAGACCATCGGACAGACGGTAGGCGCCGTCTAGAAAGGGTGGCGATGGCGCTATCGAACACGGCAACTCCGATCTACTACGCCCAATTCCGGGATGCAGTGATTCGCGGGGAGATTCCGGTCAACCGGGAGATCTCGATGGAGATGAACCGCATCGATGCGCTCATCGCCAACCCGAACATCTACTACGACGACAAGGCCGTCGAGGGTTTCTTCGCCTATTGTGAGAACGAGCTGACGCTCACAGACGGAAGCGACATGAACTTGCTTCCTTCGTTCAAGCTTTGGGCGGAACAGATCTTCGGCTGGTACTACTTCGTAGACCGTCAGGTTTATGAGCCGACCCCCGGCAATCATGGGGGCCGTTATGTCACCAAAACGATCAAGAAACGTCTGACGACCAAGCAGTACCTCATCGTCGCTCGAGGTGCAGCCAAGTCCATGTACGCCGAGTGCATCCAGGCCTACTTCCTGAACGTCGACACGGCCACCACACACCAGATCACAACCGCTCCGACGATGAAGCAGGCCGACGAGGTCATGTCGCCTTTCAGGACTGCCATCACACGAGCTCGCGGCCCTTTGTTCAAGTTCTTGACCGAGGGATCGCTGCAGAACACCACCGGATCACGAGCCATGCGGCAGAAGCTCGTATCCACCAAGAAAGGCATCGAGAATTTCCTCACCGGTTCACTCCTTGAAGTCCGACCCATGTCGATCGCGAAGCTCCAGGGCCTCCGCCCGAAGATCTCGACGATCGATGAGTGGCTTTCCGGCGATCTGCGTGAGGATGTTGTCGGCGCGATCGAGCAGGGTGCATCAAAGCTTGACGACTACCTCATCGTGGCAATCAGTTCTGAAGGAACTGTCCGCAACGGCTCAGGCGACACGATAAAGCTGGAGCTGGCAGACATCCTTCGGGGCGAATACCAAGCGCCACACATCTCGATCTGGCACTACAAGCTCGATGAGTTGGAGGAAGTCGCCGACCCGGCGATGTGGCTCAAGGCAAACCCCAATCTCGGAAAGACGGTGACGTATGAGACCTACCAGCTCGACGTCGAACGAGCCGAGAAGGCCCCGGCTGCTAGGAACGACATCCTGGCGAAGCGCTTCGGGATCCCGATGGAGGGTTATACCTACTTCTTCACCTACGAGGAAACTCTTCCTCATCGTCAGAGGGAATTCTGGGGCATGCCTTGTGCTCTCGGTGCCGACCTCTCACAAGGCGATGACTTCTGTGCGTTCACGTTCCTCTTCCCGCTGAACAACGGGTATGGGATCAAAACCCGCAGCTACATCACGTCTCTGACGTTGTACAAGCTGCCGGGCGCCATGCGCCAGAAGTACGACGACTTCATTCGTGAAGGAAGCCTCCACGTTCTCGAAGGCACCGTCCTTAACATGGACGAGGTCTACGACGACTTGGACGCCTACATCCAGGAAAGCGAGTACGACGTCCGAGCCCTTGGGTTCGACCCGTACAACGCCAAGGAATTCGTCGCCCGCTGGGAAGCGGAGAACGGTCCTTTCGGGATCGAGAAGGTCATTCAGGGTGCACGAACTGAGTCCGTCCCGCTCGGCGAACTCAAGCACCTCAGTGGCGAGCGAATGCTCGTCTTCGACCAGGGTCTCATGACTTTCGCCATGGGTAACGCGATCACTCTGGAAGACACCAACGGTAACCGGAAGCTTCTGAAGAAGCGACAGGAAGCCAAGATCGACAACGTAGCTGCGCTCATGGATGCGTGGGTCGCTTATAAGGCCAACAAGGAGGCCTTCGAATAACCAGGAAGGAGGTGACACATGGGGGTACGTTCGTTTCTCAGGCATGCGTGGAATGCGTTCAACAACTGGGATGAGAACTTCCAGCAGCGCCAGGGTTACGCCGGCGGAGCGACATTCAGCGTAAGGCCTGACAGAACGAGGATGTCCTTCTCGAGCGAACGGTCCATCATCGGTTCGATTCTCACTCGATTGAGCATCGATGCCGCGGCCGTCGAGATGGAGCACGTCCGACTCGATTCGGATGGCCGGTTCCAGGAGACGATCCTGAGTGGGTTGAACAACTGCTTGACCATCGAGGCCAACATCGATCAGGCAGCCACTGCTCTCCGGCAGGACATCATCATGACGCTCTTCGACAAGGGTGTTGTGGCGATCGTCCCGGTGGACACCACCTCGGAGCCGATCTACTCCAACGCTTACGACGTCCTCACGCTTCGTGCGGCGGAGATCGTAGGTTGGTACCCCGAGCACGTCCGTGTCAGTCTCTACGACCAGGCGGCTGGTTATCGACGGCAGATCACACTCCCCAAGAGCATGGTCGCGATCGTCGAGAATCCGCTCTACAACGTCATGAACGAGCCGAACTCGACTCTTCAGAGACTGATCCGCAAGCTGAACATGTTGGACGCAGTGGATGAGGCGTCCAGCTCCGGCAAGCTCGACATGATCATCCAGCTTCCGTACGTCATCAAGTCTGAAGCCCGCCGGCAGCAGGCTGAACAACGTCGGAAGGACATCGAGTTCCAGCTGAAGGGCAGCCAGTACGGCATCGCCTACACGGACGGAACCGAGAAGATCACCCAGCTCAACCGACCGGCCGAGAACAACCTGTTGACCCAGGTTCAGTACCTGACTGACATGTTGTACAGCCAACTCGGACTGACCGACACGATCATGAACGGCACGGCCACGGAAGCGGCCATGCTGAACTACGACAAGCGGACTATCCAGCCCGTAGTCAAGGCCATCACCGAAGCCATGATCCGTACGTTCTTGTCGAAGACGGCAAGGACTCAGGGACAGTCGATCATGTACTACCGCAACCCTTTCGAGCTCGTCCCGCTCAGCGAGTTCGCCAAGATTGCGGACATGCTGTCCCGCAACGAGATCCTGTCTCCGAACGAGCTCCGTTCGTTCATCGGCATCAGGCCGTCCAAGGATCCGAAGGCAGACCAGCTGCAGAACAGCAACATGCCGACGCCACAGCCGCTCCAGAACGCGCCTCGTGCGCCGTTCCCGCCGAGCATCTCGCAACTGGCATCACGTCAGATACCCCAACTCACAGCAGGAGGAGGAAACAGTCAAAATGGAACCTGATTTCAGTGGCTGGGCCACCAAGGCCAACCTCAAGTGCTCCGATGGTCGGACCATCATGCCGGACGCGTTCGCTCACATGGACGGCAAGCAGGTCCCTCTCGTCTACCAGCACGGTCACAACTCGATCGGCAACGTTCTCGGCCACGCTATCCTCTCGGCGAAGCCCGAAGGCGTCCGCGCCGACGGCTACTTCAACGACACGGACAACGGCAAGAACGCCAAGGCGATGGTGAAGCACGGAGACCTCAAGTCCCTGTCCATCTACGCCAACAACCTGATCGAGAAGGCCGGCAAGAACGTCGCCCACGGCGACATCCGCGAGGTCTCGCTCGTCCTCGCTGGTGCCAACCCGGGCGCCAAGATCGACACCGTCAACATCAAGCACTCGGATGGCTACACCGAGGAGCTCGAGGACGAGGCGGTCATCCACACCGGCGAAGAGCTCTTCCACATGGATCCCAACCAGCAGCCCCCGGCGCCCTCCAGCGACGGTTCCGGTGGCAGTACGGTCGTGGACTTCTGGAACTCGCTCTCCCCCGACCAGCAGGACACGGTCGCCTTCATCGTGGAGGAGGCCGTGAAGAACGCCCAGGAGGGCGGAGACCCCGACGGGGACGGCGACGACGACACCTCCGCTCAGGGTGTGGTCGACGACCAGAAGCAGGGCGCAGCCCACTCCGACATCAAGCCCGGCGAGGACGACCTCAGCCACCAGGAAGGAGCCGACAAGACCATGTCGCGCAACGTGTTCGACCAGTCCGACATCAAGGGCCCCGCCGAGAGCCCGCACGCCCTGTCCCACAGCGACACCAAGGCGCTCTTCGAGGCCGCCAAGAAGTGTGGTTCCTTCGCCCAGGCGGTCGAGGACTACATGGAGGGCAACGCCGAGGCCTCCGGCTACGCGCTCCAGCACGGCATCGAGCCGATCGACGTCCTGTTCCCGAACTTCACCAACCTCGACAAGACGCCCCAGTTCCTGTCGCGGCGCATGGAGTGGGTCGACGGCGTCCTCTCCGGCACGAGCAAGACCCCCTTCTCCAACGTCCGGTCGATCGTGGCCGACATCACGATGGACGAGGCCCGTGCCCTCGGGTACATCAAGGGCACGTACAAGAAGGAGGAGTGGTTCTCCGTCTCCAAGCGGACCACCTCCGCGGCCACCATCTACAAGAAGCAGAAGCTCGACCGCGACGACATCATCGAGATCACCGACTTCGACGTCGTGGCCTGGATGAAGACCGAGATGATGGTCATGCTGAAGGAGGAGATCGCCCGCGCGATCCTCATCGGCGACGGTCGTGACGTCACGGACCCGGACAAGATCCAGGACCCGATGAACGCGACGTCCGGCAACGGCCTGCGCTCCATCATCAACGAGCACGAGCTCTACAAGACCGACGTCAACGTCAACATCGGCGACGCGAACTCCTCCCCGCTCGAGGTCCGCGAGGCCATCCTGCGCTCCTTCCGGTTCTACAAGGGCACCGGTCGGCCGACCTTCTACACCACCATTCCGACCGTCAACTACCTGCTCCTGGCCAAGGACACCATGGGTCGGTACTACTGGAACAGCGAGGCCGAGCTGGCCAACGCGCTGGGCGTCGACTCGATCGTCAAGGTCGAGGCCATGGAGACGATCCCGAACCTGTTCGGCATCATCGTCAACCTGTCCGACTACAACGTCGGCGCCAACAAGGGTGGCGAGATCTCGAACTTCGACTTCTTCGACATCGACTACAACCAGTACAAGTACCTGGCGGAGACCCGGCTCTCGGGCGCCCTGACCAAGCCGAAGTCCGCCCTGGTCGTCTGGAGCACCGCCGCGGCCAACGTCGTGGTCGTCCCGACCAAGCCGACCTTCGTCAAGGCCACCGGCATCGTCACCATCCCGACCGTCACCGGCGTCGTCTACAAGAACGACGTGACCGGTGCCACCCTGACCGCGGGCGCTCAGACGGCCCTGACCAACGGCCAGGCCCTCGTCGTCGCGGCCACCCCGGCTGCCGGCTACTTCATCGAGGCGGTCGGTACGCTCGCCACCACCTGGAACTTCACCATGCCGGGTGTCCAGACGGGCGACATGGACAGCTGATAGTCCATGGCTAGTGGAAGGTTCTACGGAAAGGTCGGGTACGGCGAGACTGTAGAGACTGCACCTGGCGTGTGGAAGGACGTCATCACCGAAGTCGCGTACTACGGGAACATCGTCCGGAACTCACGCCAGTTGCACGACGGTTTGAAAGTCAATGACGATCTCACCGTCGGCAACTCGATCAGCATTGTCGCGGATGCCTATGCGGTCGAACACTTCTTCGCCATGCGCTACGTACAGTGGCAGGGGGTCTTGTGGGTCGTCTCTAACGTCGACGTGCAGGGCCCCCGGCTGCTGCTAACGCTGGGAGGTGTTTACAACGGACCAAAGGCGTGAGGAATTCCAGGCAATTCTGGAAGGTTGCACGGGAAACTCCAACGTCTACTTCCAGCCGCCTGCGAGCATCCAGATGCAGTACCCCTGCATCGTATACCAGCGTTACCGGGGCGTTACGACCTTCGCCGACAACGCCCCGTTCCACCACACGACGCGGTACCAGGTGACTGTCATCGATCCCGATCCGGACAGTCAGATCCATCTCAAGGTCGCCGCTTTGCCGATGTCCACCATGGACCGGTTCTTCATCGTGGACGACCTGAACCACGACGTTTACAACATCTACTACTGAGGAGAGCACTCACCGTGACTCAGCTCGCCTGGGACCTGACGAGCCACCGTCTCTACGAGACCGGTATCTCGAAGGGCGTCCTCTACCTGCCGGACGTCTCCGGCAACTACACCGAGGGCTACGCCTGGAACGGCCTCACCAAGGTCACCGAGAAGCCCACGGGTGCCGCGGCCACACCGCAGTACGCCGACAACGCGATGTACCTGAACCTCGTCTCGACCGAGCGCTTCGACGCCGACATCGAGGCCTTCACCTACCCGGACCAGTTCGCCGCGTGCGACGGCTCCGTCGCCCTCGAGGCCGGCCTGATGCTCGGTCAGCAGCCGCGTCAGACCTTCGGCCTCTGCTACCGGACCGAGGTCGGCAACGACCTGCAGGGTACCCAGTACGGCTACAAGCTGCACATGGTGTACAACTGCCTCGCGGCCCCGTCGCAGCGCGACTACCAGTCCATCAACGACAACCCGAACGCCATCGCGCTCACCTGGTCGGTCTCGACCACGCCGATCGCGGTCCCCGGTTTCAAGAACGCATCCACGCTGACGGTCGACTCGACCAAGGTCAGTTCGACCGCGCTCGCCAGTCTGGAGGCCTTCCTGTACGGAACCGCCGGCCAGGACCCGCAGCTGCCGACGATCCAGGCCATTCAGGCCATCTTCGCCGGCACCGTCGTCACCGTCACGCCGGTCGTCCCGACCTACACCTCGGCGACGCACACCATCACGATCCCGGTCGTCACCGGTGTCACCTACTACATCAACGGTCTGCCGGTCACCGGCTCCGTGGTCATCACGGGCAACACGATCGTCACCGCCCGGCCGAACGTCGGCTACCAGTTCGGCGCCAACGTCGACAACGACTGGGAGATCGACTTCTAGTAGAAAGGTTAGAGAGTGCTCAAACTTCAGGTCGCTATGGCCGAGGGCTTCGATTCGGAGACGTCCGAGTTCGTTGCTCTCGACGCCGTCACGCTCGAGTTCGAGCACTCTCTGGTCTCTCTGTCAAAATGGGAGTCAGAATTCGAGAAGCCATTCCTCTCGCCTGACGAGAAGACGCCAGAAGAGGTGCTCTGGTACGTCATGGCCATGCTCGTGACTCCCGATGTGCCCCCGGACGTCATCGCACGCCTTCAGGGAGAACACATCGACGCGATCAACGCGTACATCAACAAGAAGATGAGCGCAACCTGGTTCAGTAACCGTGGGGAGAGCGGTCCCTCGGAGGTCATCACCTCGGAGTTGATCTACTACTGGATGGTTGCGCACCGGATCCCGTTCGAGTGCCAGCACTGGCACCTCAACCGTCTGCTGACGCTCGTTCGGGTCTGTAACGAGAAGAACAAGCCGGCTGAGAAGCTGAGCCCCCAAGACATCGCGGCTCGTAACCGAGCCCTCAACGAACAACGACGCAAGCAACTGGGCACCTCGGGCTGAAAGGAGGATCGTGACCCGGCTCACCTGGGACGGAAACGGCCAGCGTTACTACCACACTGGCATCGACCAAGGCGTCTTGTACGTCGACGGTCTACCCGGGGTCGCATGGAACGGTTTGACTGCCGTCACCAGAGCTCCCGCCGGCGGCACAGCCAAGCCGTACTACGTCGACGGAGTCAAGTACTCCAACAATCCGGTCCCCGAAGAGTTCGAGGCGACGGTTCAGGCGTACACCTATCCCGAAGAGTTCGAGCAGTGTGACGGATCGGTGGAAGTACGACGCGGCATGTTCCTGTCGGGACAGCGACGCAAGCAGTTCGGGTTCTCCTACAGGACCCTTGTCGGTAATGATCTTTCGCAGAAGGACTACCAGATCAACTTGGTCTACGGAGTGACCGCCGAACCCACAACTCGTGGGCACAAGGCGATCAACGACGTGACTCAAGTGACTGAGTTCATGTGGAAGATCACCACGATGCCGCCTGCCGTCACCGGTTACCGGAACGGTTCGCACATCGTCATCGACTCCCGGTACACCGACCCCCAGTCTCTCCTTGGTATCGAGGAGATCATCTACGGCACCGACGCGACCTCGCCTCGACTGCCCACCTTCCAGGAACTCCTGGACCTCTACGACTCCGGCAACATCCTTACCGTCACCGACAACGGCGACGGTACCGTCACCTACACCGCACCCGAGTACGCGCTCACCATGCTTGACGACGACACGTTCCGGATTGATTGGGACACGGTCATCGACAACGGCGACGGTACCTGGACAGCCAGCACAGGACCTTAGAAAGGAGGCCACATGGCTACGGTCACCAGTTGGACCGCAGCACAGATCCAGTCCGCGATCAACACGCTCACGACCGCGCTGGCCTCAAAGGCCGACCTCGTCGCCGCGGGTGGATTGCTCGTCGAAGCACAGCTTCCCACCGACGTCATCGTCACCTCTTCGCTCAATACGGCTCTCGGCACCAAGGCCGACCTTGTTGCCGGCATTGTTCCGGACACGCAGGTTCCCGCCATCGCGGTGAAGAAGGGCGACCTTCTCATCAACGTGAAGGACCCCTCCTACGGAGCCACCGGTAACGGTTCGACTCCGGATGACACCGCCATCCTGAACGCCATCGCGGCGATTCCGGCTGGTCGTGGTGGCATCGTGTACCTGCCGGCGGGTAACTACCTGATCAACGGCTCTACGGCGCTGGTTCTGTCCCAGGTCGGTACGCATATTCGCGGCGCCGGCATCGAGGCGACCAAGATCACGATCGGTTCGGGCTACACCGCTGCGTCGACGATCAGCATCACTGCTGACGACTGCTCCGTCCGTGATCTGACGATCCTTGGCGCGAGCACGACGACCACCAGCAACCCGAACGTCGACGGCATCCGGATCTCAACCCGCCGGTGCATCATCGACTCGGTCCACACGTGGTACATCAATGGATGGTCTGTCAATGACTTCGGTCAGGCAGCCAACTCCAACGAGTACGCCGATGGGAGCCAGATCAGTCGTGTCACTACTCGGTACTGTGCCGGTGGGGTCAGGGTTGCAGGCAACTCGGTATCGGGTTACGCCGTCAACACTTTCCTCAGCAACATCCAGAACGTCCAGTGCGGTGTCAGCACCGGCCCCGCAGCCAGCCTCGACGGAATCCAGATCGTCGACGCTTGGGACGTCCTGGCGACAAACATCTTTTCCTGGATGGGAG